GGCGCAACCACGGGTTCACAATGTTCGAGACGGCGCGAAAGAACAAGAAGTGGTTCGTTGAGTTGTCTGTGGCTGGGACGCAGGGTACACGTAAGGAGAATGGGGAGCCAGTGTTCTCCGACGATCAGATCCAGGAGGAGCGTGAGACTGGCATGGAGGAGGCACTGATTCAGCAGGAGTACTTTTGCTCATTTGAGAGCCCGTTCGTGGGGAGTTACTATGGCACGCAGATGTTGCAAGCTGAGAAGCAGGACAGGATTCGTGAGGAGATCCCCTATGATCCGCGACTACCAGTGGAGACGTGGTGGGATCTGGGGATGGATGACAGCACTACGATCTGGTTCATCCAGCGATATGCGACTGAGATCAGGGTGATTAACTACTATGAGAATTCAGGTGAAGGACTACAGCACTATGCCAAGCTCCTCAGCGGGCAAATCTCGGGGCACGAGGAATTTACTGACTACTTCTATGGGAGGCATATCGCTCCTCACGACATTGAGGTCAGGGAACTTGGTACGGGTAAGAGTCGTCGCGAGACCGCACGGGGACTGGGAATCAAGTTTACGGTCGGAAAGATCCACGAAGTTTCAGACGGTATTGAAGCCGTGAGGTCCCTGTTACCCACGTGTTACTTCTCAAAGCAGAAGTGCATGAGGGGCATCGAGGCTCTGCGCCAGTATCGTAAGGCATGGGATGAGAACAACAAGGTGTTTCGGAATCACCCGCTGCACGACTGGACGAGCCATGGTGCTGACGCATTTCGCATCGGTGCGTGGAACAGCAAGCACCAGCCAAAGGATCGGAAACCACCGCAGGAGAAGGCACAGGATGAACATGACTATATGGGAAGGAGTGCGGCAGCTGTATGAGGATACTGGAATGGATCTCATCGCTGACTTTGAGGCTATTGATAGTCTCAGTGGTCGCATTCTTGTGGGTCATGATTACTTCATCATGGGACATCCTATCGATGGTCGTGGTTGGTTCATCGATTGTTGTTTCGGCCGGCTTGATATTTCTCATCTGCTCAACAGCATGCCCTACTATCTCCCCTACATCGGATGGTGCAGGGGAAGACGATCTAACAAGGTCAGGTGGTATCGGACCGTGGACATCCAAAGAAGAACAACTATGAAGACACCAAGCTTAAACCCATCAACGATCCCAGGTCCTCCGGCGGCCCCAACGAAGGACACGGCTGCGACAAACTTACTACAGCAGGGAAAGAAGAGAGCCCCAGTTGGGTTCAGCTCCACCCTGTTTGGGGACAACCAGCCCAGTAGTGCCGTGGGGCAGAAGACACTCCTAGGATCATAATATGCCAACAGACCCAAAGGCAGATTTCGTGATGGCCCGCTTCGATAAGATGCGGTCCATTCGTGCCCCATTCGAGACTGACTGGCAGGACGTGCGATACTTCGTGCGTCCGATCACTCAGTATGCTTCTTATTCACCGCAATTGCAGTTCTACACAGTGATGCCTGAGACGTGTTATGATGGCACCGCGGGTGAGGCCCTCGAGGAATTGGCATCAGCACTGCACAGCTACTTGAGCAATCCCACTGAGCGCTGGTTTGAGATACAGCTCGAGGGTGATAACCCGTGGTCTCAGGACCCAGACGTCACCCAGTGGCTCCAGACTGTGAGTGACTTGATCTATACCTACTACAACCGCGAGGGTAGCATGATCAACCTAGCGCTGCATGAGACGTACCTGGACTTAGGTGGGTTTGGCACGTGCGTCCTTAATCAGGAGTGGGATGATGACGCTGAGGGGTTGCTGTTCGCGGCACGACCACTGCAGATGTGTTACTTCACGGAGAATTCGAAGGGTCGCATCGACTCAGTGTGCAGATACTTCTCATGGAGCATAAGGCAGCTCAAGCAGGAGTTTGGCGAGTTACCTGAGGGTGTTATGAAGTTTGCTGACGATCCAGACAAGTTGATCGACATGGTCCACTGGGTCGGGCCCCGCACTGATCGTGACGCGGCCAAGCTGGACAGCAAGAATAAGCCCTGGTGCTCAATGTGGGTGAGTAGTTCCACACATGAGTGCGTCTATGAGTCTGGGTATGATGACTTTCCCTACCATGTCGCACGCTGGACCAAGCTGGCTGGTGAGGTGTATGGCCGTAGTCCCGCGAAGAAGTGCATGCCTGACATCAGGATGTTGAACCAGATGGAGAAGACGATTTTGAAGGCTGGTCAGAAGCAGGTGGATCCGCCGCTGATCTTGAGGAATGATGCGTTCATGCTTCCCATCAAGACAGCCCCTGGATCCCTGATCTTCAAGGAGGATGAGGAGGCGACAATTACGCCGCTTGAGACGAAGGGCAATCTACCGTGGGGCGAGGAGAAGGCTGAACAGAAGCGTAAGTTCATCCAACAGTGCTTCTACTCCGACTGGATCCGCATGGAGAAGGAGGACGTGGAGATGACTGCCACCGAGGTGCAGGATAGACGTGATGAGAAGTTGAGACTGCTGGCGCCGATCTTCGGTCGCATCGTGTCTGAGCTGCATGCACCAATGATCGCTCGTAGCTACATGCTACTCAACAGGCACAACAAGATCCCCAAGGCCCCGGGCATGATGGCCAAGGCGAAATTGAAGGTGGGATTCCTGAGTCCCGCCGCGGTCGCACAGTCTGGTTCGAAGGCGAACGTGATGGCGCGGTTCTTGCAGGACCTAGCACCCATGGCTCAAATCAACCCCGACATATTTGATGCGATCGACCTTGACAAGATGGTCCAGCAGTATGCCATTGCGCGCGGCTTACCGAGGATTGTGCTATTGTCGCCTGACCAGTTGAAGCAGAAGCGGGCTGATAAGCAGCAACAACAGCAGATGGCTCAGGCCGCACAGACCGCGGAGCCAATCAGTAACGCAGTAAAGAATATCGCACAGGCGAGCGCGGTGTCGCCAGGTGGTGATGTTCAGAACCTGCTTCCAGCTGGGGGTGGTAAGTGAGCAATATCTTCGTAGAAAAATTTGATCAAGTAAATGAATTGCTTATGCGTAAGCGAATTCGCCACCGGTCGTACGCGGTCGTGTTTGGAAGCGGTGAAGGTGGACTGGTGTTGAACGATATCCTCGAGGAGGGTTTCGTAACCAGATCCACCTTCGTGGCGGGGGACCCAAATCAGACGATCTTAAATGAGGGCAGTCGTAGACTCGCCCTGTCGATCTTACGTATGGCCAAGGCCAATCATAAGGAGCAGATTAGGATGATAGAACAACAACTACAAGAACGAGGAATAAATATATGAGACGATACGGATATTGGCGATTACTTGATGGTGAGGCAACTGGCGGCGGTGGCACGCCTGGTACTCCCGCACTGTCAACGGCCGCGGCACCTGGGGGTACCCCAGTGCTGAATGACTTCGTGAAGTCACTCCCCACGGACCTTCAGGGTGAGAAGTCACTGCACAACATGGATAGCCCAGTGACTCTCGCCAAGAGCTATGTGCACGCCCAGAAGATGATCGGCACCAAGCGACTCCCGGTGCCCGATGGGTCATTCACTGAGGCGCAGTGGAATGAGGTGTATGATGGCATCGGACGCCCCAAAAGTGCTGATGAGTACAAGTTACCCGAGTATAAGTTCGAGTCACAGCCCGACTTGAAGCTCGCGCCTGAGAAGGTGAAGGCTGTCCAGCAGGCCCTACACAAGGCTGGGCTGAATGATCGCCAATTCCAGGAGGTCATCAAGTTGTACGTGGGTCAGGTTGATGGAGACCTCAAGACGGTGAAGACGTCCGCTGAGGCGCGTCGCGTCGAGGCTGAGACCACCCTGAAGACTGAGTGGGGCGACAAGTATGACGTGAATATGAATCTCGCCAAGTCTGTCGTCACGAAGTTCGGTGATGAGACCTTCATGTCGTACATCAATGAGCAGGGTGGGAACGACCCTAGACTCATCAAGTCCCTGGCTCGCATTGGTGCCGCCATGATGGAGGACAAGTCACGGGGCGGACTTGCCGCCGATGGTTTGCAGATCACTGACCAGACTCGTGCTAGTCAGGAGATTGATCGCTTGAAGATTGACAATGACTTCCAATCTGCGATGCGTAACAAGATGAATCCGGGTCATAAGGCGGCGGTTC